TCTTCAACCTCTTCTTCACATAAGCCACGATTCTTCTCGAGAAGTTCGCCAATCTGGCGTAAAATATAAGCCTTCGACTTCATTATTTTATAGAAAATGTTTTTCTATTCAAAGAACTCATACAGGAGTAAAATTGTGGATTTTTTAGAACGTTATCTATTATCAATTTCCAACGCTTACGTGAGTTAAATTCATCTAGAGTATCATAACTCATATAATCGTTTTCGTCGTATGTTTTTCGAATGGGTTGTTTTTGAGCCTTCCTGAGATTCATCTTGTATTTTTCTTCGTAAAACTTTCTAATTTGTGTTTGTTGTTCAGATTTGGTAAAATTAACGAAAAATATAAAAACATTGTATTCAAGTTCCACAGTTGGACTTTCCCTGACTGTAAATTTAAATTCTGTATATTCACCATTTTTTAGGGCGACGACACCCCTAGTTTCCTCTTCAAGTTCCCGAAGGGCACAACGAAGTGGATTAAATATCTCTCTTCTTCGACATCCACCTGTGACGAAAATCCAATCTTTATATCTCCAGTCCCTCACCGTGAGAAATTTAGGTTTCCCATCGGCAAAACTGACTGGTACAGCAATCGCTTTGTACTTTTTCATTGCGCATTCGCAAGTTATAATAGGATGACATGTTTATTCTTCTTTTTTTTCTTCAGTGACCGGCTCTGACTTTGGCTCTGGCTCTGGTTCCGGCGCGGGCTCTGGTGCGGGGGTTAGGCGCTTAACGACCTGGGTGGAAAATACCTTGAAGGCATTCATATCATCCTTAGTCTTGTTGAGTTCCTTAAATAGGAATATAATACCAAGGGCACACACAATTACGGCGACAGTCATGATAGTGTCACGATTCACGGGAATCATTATACTGGTACGTGTGGTTTTCTTTTTAAGCTTTCTACATCACTACCCCCATTTTAGTTTTACCTGGTACGGGGCATTCGTAGGGAGACTGAGCAAACTGAACGGATTCGTAATGCGCGTGTTCACATGATTTATCTGTCGATGGAGACACCTGGGGCTCACCGACAAACTTTTCAAGTGTCCTGGAATTAGGATCGTACGTCAATACAAAAACGATGGCGAGAAGAAATATAACTTTCCACATATAGTAATTAGTTAGAATATAAAAGACCACCCATACCATTCTCAATACGGAGTACATTGAAATTTACGGCATAAATATCATTATCGGAGTCCGCGGTATCATTCACGATACGAGCAGAGTCGAGGCGGGAAAAGTTAAGCGAACCAGTAGGCTGGAGCTTTCCAGCATCTAAGCAGAAGGGATAGAAGAAGAGCTTCTTGGCGGTGGAAGAGACACCGTTGGAGGAGTGGTAGAAGAGGGGTACAGTGGTGAAGTGGGGGTCAGCGAACTTGAAGTCGGCGACGTCGGTACCGTTAATCTGGAGCTTGAGTTTATTATTGTCCCCAAGAATGGGGAGATTGGCAGCACCCGCAGCAGCCAGAAGCTTCACAGGGTGGTTGAAGTTAAGCTCCTGAATCTTGGATCCAGAGGATATAGCCTTCTGGACCTGGGTCATGATCATGTTCTGAGGCTGAGCAGCAAACATCTCACGTTCATCGGTGTCAAGATAGGCATAATTGGCATATACATCCCACTTGGCACTGTCCGCGATAGCGGTGGTTCCCCAAGTAATTCGAAGCTCGATATCGTGATATTGGAGGGCGATGAGGGGGAGGGCCGATTGCCAGTTCTCACAGAAAGCGAAACGGAGAGGATAGAATCGACTGTTGCCACCTCCACCAAAAAGATTACCAGCTACAGACTTGGAAGAAGAAGTAGCGTAGAGAGAGGGGGCGATCAGAGTTGAGAAAAGGGAATCCTGTTCATCAATGACCTGGCCACCTATGAGAAGTTCAACCTTGGAAATTTTTGTACGCCAGTCGATAGCATTGTAATCAAGAGTCTTGGTTCCGTTATTGGGAACAATATAGACATAACCGAGCATGTCACCCTTGCGCTCGAAGCGAACGGTGGACATACCACCATTTGAGACGTTGCCCTGAATGACCTGACGCTCGACAGTTTGGGAGAAATTCGTATGACGCTTATAGGTGGACCTAAAGAAAGACACCTCAGGCTGGCCAACGAGGTGTACATCCTGGGCACCTACGGCGACGAGTTGGGCAATACCACCAGACATTTTATAATATAGTGAGAGTTTATTTTTAAGCTTGGACGAATCTTATAGATTCTTAGATACGACTTACAAAATGGGACTCGGTCCACTTTGGAAGAGGTTGGTTTACGAAGTCGGGGCGACGGGCCATTCAACACCAGTGAGGTTTCCGTCTTCATCAAGAGTGGGACGGGCTGTTATAGGAAGATCCCTTAGAGCCTGGCGGTACTCGACCCAGTTCTGGATATCCAGTTCGAGACGGTGGGGGTAATCTTTGGTCATATATTTATCACTCTTATCGAGGAGAGTGTTTCTTTCCTCCCGGAACTTTTTGATCGCATCAGCGTTCGTGAGTTTGTAGAGTGTATATTCATACTCGTGGAGTGCAGGTTTTAATACATTTGTATCATCGAAAATGACATTTTCCCAAGTATCATTGGATGAGGTGTACGATACACCTGGTAACAAACTGTTTAATACTTGAGCGAGCATATACTTTATATTACATTTTTATCATAGCTTTGTAATGATAACTGAGCCATTCTCGCTAGTGTGATTACCAGAAAATACAGCGGTTCCACTCACTCGCGCCAGAGTCGACGCCTGAATATATGATGTACTAGCTGCGGCCAATGTGTTGGTACCCCAATATTGGGCCTGCCCACCACCGTACCCACCACCACCACCACTAGAATGTGCCCCGTTACCACCCCCACCACCAAAACCACCGTATCTACGATGGCTGGTCTCATTGCTGGAGTACCCCCCGTACCCACCCGTCGCCGCGTTCTCCGGGTTCCGACCACCCGATGGATAGGACCCGGACGAACCAGCCCCACTGCCACCCCACCCCGCACCACCACCAGGTTCATATGTTGTGGTACTCGCTGCTAAACCGCCATTTGGGCTACTTCCATTTGAGGATGCATTAGCACTGGCGGTTCGAGATAGGGTGCCGTGGTACCCATGCCCCCCTGCACCCCCACCCGCAATTAGGTATATATCATTGGTGGACGAGGGGTAAAAATTGGTGCCACCTGCGAGAACATATGTACCACCACCACCTGCACCACCTTTATTTAACGCCGCCGAGTCCTCCCCTTTCTGACCAACAATGATGACTATTTTTGTACCCTTCGTGAAAGCAAAGTCCGCCTGGACTTCTCCGCCGTACCCACCCATTTTGGATGCGGTGTCTCCATCGCCCCCCATCGCCCCTTTAGCTATGATGCGGTACGTCCCGCTGGTAGGGATAGTCCAGAGCTGGAACCCTTGTTTTCCAGACACCTGACTAAAATTATTAGTATCAGTTCTCCATGCTGCAGATGAATAATCCGAGTGACCCGTTAAGGTTGCGAGGGACGGACCCGTCCGTCCCGTTTGCCCCGCATTCGTGAATGTAAATGAAGTAAAGGCGTAGAGACTGCCACTGCCCACGATATTGATTGCTCTATCTGTGAACAGTCCGCTACCGTTATCAGTCAATCGGAATGTTACGGACGTCGTAACACCATCTTGATTCGCCGCAATTTGACCTGTTATCGCACCTGTACTCCCTGTAAGGGTGAGGCCTGATGGTAAGGCGTTACTCCCGGGTGCTAGAGAGAATGTCCTATTCGTACCACCAGCACCATCTGTACCTACGAGTGTGCGAGTTTGGGACGCATCAGTCTCGAAATATAGGTTCGCATTAGCCGCGGTAGTCCACACAGTTGGAAACGCTATCGCGGCAGTACTGGTCCCGATCAAACCCGATGTACTATTAATCCTAACTTTATAGGGTTGATTTGCGAGAACCCAAGATCCCGATCCACCAAAAAACTGTACATTGTTGAGTTCAATATTATGACCGATAGAACCAGCGCCCTTTGACTTTATTACTACCCTGAAATAAGAGAATGCTTCTGTCGACCCAGCGGATAGTGTCGTGACATTTGTGGACAGAGTCGTCCCCGTCCCAGCATGAAGTGATGTCCAATTTGTACCGTCGTTGCTCCCTAATATAACAAATTGTCCGTGTAGATATCCAGATTGAGTGCTACCTATTACAGCGCGAGATAGTACAACTGGGTTGGGTATTTGTAATTGTATCCAATGCCCACGATGCGTTGTTCCACTTATATCTTGAGTTGCTGGGGAGTCAAGTCCCGCTAAATAGGGTACGGTGGTTGAATAGCCCGCAGTGGCGTTACCAGGGGTGGCGGTCCAGAAACTACCCGTAGTCACAACATCATCAAAGGCCTTGTACGCGTTAGTCGAACCCGGCGAGGCACTCGCTACGTACCCCGTGATCGAACTATTATTTGTCATCGCCATAGGTGGAAACTCAACGCCGCCGCCCGCCTCACTCCCCATCTTGAAAGTCACTTGTGTCCCGGCAGCGTTCGGTTCGGTCGCATCGACAACACTATACAAACTTCCATTGGCACCTTCTAATTGTACCGTCGATCCACTGACAATACCTGTACCCGTCGCCGTGAATACCTGGGTTGATGCGTCAAAGAGCGCGGTCGCCTTGTAGTCAAAGGTATAGGCGGCACCGGTCGAGGGAGGGTTCGCGGAGTACTTCCGGTACGCCCCCGCTATAACCTTCGTCCCGTCCCCGCTCATGGAGACACTCGTGCCGAAGTAGTCAGTCGTCTCTGGATCCGATGCCTGAATCTTCCCTTCTTGGGACCACGACGAACCATCGTAGGCGAAGATATAGGCGGCACCGGCGTCGGCGACTTGCTCGTCCTCAAGGTGCGCCCCCACTATAACCTTCGTCCCGTCCGAGTTCATGGAGACACTCGTGCCGAATCTGTCATTATACTCTACATCTGATGACTGAATCTTCCCTTCTTGGGACCACGACGAACCATCGTAGGCGAAGATATAGGCGGACCCGGCTGAAGTCCCATCCGTATCCTCAAAGGGTGCCCCCACTATAACCTTCGTCCCATCCGAGCTCATGGAGGTGCTATAGCCGAAGTTGTCATACAGCTCTATATCTGTTGACTGAAACTTCGCTTCTTGAGCCCACGACGAACCATCGTAGGCGAAGATATAGGCGGACCCGGCGTTGGCATAAGTCGTATCCTCCCACTTCGCCCCCACTATAACCTTCGTCCCGTCCGAGTTCATGGAGACAGCCTGATCATTGCCGAAGTTGTCATTCCCCTCTGGATCCAATGCCCTAATCTTCCCTTCTTGGGACCACGACGAACCATCGTAGGCGAAGATATAGGCGGACCCGGCGTTGGCATAAGTCGTATCCTCCCACTTCGCCCCCACTATAACCTTCGTCCCGTCCCCGCTCATGGAGACACTATTGCCGAAGTTGTCCCACTGTTCTGGATCCGATGCCCGAATCGTCCCTTCTTGGGACCACGACGAACCATCGTAGGCGAAGATATAGGCGGCACCGGCGTCGGCGGCTCCTGTATCTTCTTTATTCGCCCCCACTATAACCTTCGTCCCGTCCGAGTTCATGGAGACGCTAAAGCCGAAGTTGTCATCCGCGCCGTGACCCGCAGCGATGTCTGATGACTGAATCTTCGCTTCTTGGGACCATGACGAACCATCGTAGGCGAAGATATAGGCGGCACCGGCGTCGGTACCATCCGTATCCTCATAGTACGCCCCCATTATAACCTTCGTCCCGTCCCCGCTCATGGAGACGCTATAGCCGAATCTGTCATTCAACTCTATATCTGATGCCTGAAGCTTCGCTTCTTGGGACCATCCAGCCGCATACCCACCACTACGAACTGTGGTTAACGGCGAAATACCTGTGACCGTTGGTGGTTGGGCGATAGGGGCCCACCCCGCCGCTGCGTATCCTTCCATAAACCCAGTTGTGGAGTTATAGCGGATCGTACCCAGAGGTGCATACGTCGGTCTCTGGGCGGTCGTACCACCACCTAGGGTGGTACCCCCTGTCCCAGTGGACTCGAAACGACCCGAAACGATGAGTTCTGCTTCGGATGAGATACTTACCGTAGCCCCCATACCAGCGTGGGCTGTACAATAATAGTAAAGTGTCGCGGGGGCACCTGCGGGGACGATGAATGTTCTCTTTTCAGTACTCCCATACGCACCCGTAGTTGTTATACCTGTAGTGTAGGCACTGCCGTCAGCAGTTTCCGAAAATACGAAGGGGTGATCCACAAGAGTTGGACTGGATAGGTCAAATATATATGTCTGGTGTTGGTGTAGCGTCAAATAAGGTTGTTGTATACCGTCTATGTAGTATTTATTAGCACCACTGGCATCCGATACAGTAACCACGAATGTCTTTGTGGTCCCGATCGTCATCGCATTACTCGTGTTAAAGGTTTTGATAGCCGAGGTTTCATAATTCTCCACATCATCCGTGAATATATCTTTCGTGGTTTTGGTGGCGTCAATGGATTTAGCATAGGCTTCCCAGTGGTGGAGTTTCATATCGTTGATATCGGAGACACCCGCGTGTGTCAGTGCAGCACTACCGGTACCACCCATATCAGTGATACCCTTGGGAACAACCTCTGTATTTCGCTTTCGGAATTTAAGCTCACCCTCAGTGATTGAAAGTTTCGTATCGTCACCGATCCAAAGTGAGTTATCGGAAATGTACATGTCCCGAATTTTGAATGCGGCTGACCCGATATCGTAGGTATTATCTGCGGAGGGGAGGATGTGACCACTGAAAATTGTCCCCCCTCCAATTTCCACATTCGATGTGGTCACGAACCCCGTGGTGGCGTTACTGAATTGAATGGTGCTCTGAGTGACGTTCCCCACATTGGAGACGGCCGCGAGGTCATAGGAGGGTGTGATTTCGATGAGTCCCATTTTGATGCCTTCACATGCGACATTCCCGTTGACTGTGAGGACATTCGAAGATTTTGTGCTGACGTATAGATTCGAGCCTACGGAAAAGGCGTGTCGGGGAGCAGTATTCGCGATGCCAATGTTGGAAACAGCCTCGAGCCTGGGAGCACGAAGGGTCGCGTTCTCTACATCGAGATACCCGCTGAGTCCTTCGCCGAGTTCAGGCATAGTTATTATAGAGGGAGTTTTTTTTAAACACTGAAAAAGTCCAGAAGACTTTGTTTGATACAAGACTTAAACATTTCTGTCGTAAATACAACAAATGACTGAATGGATTGAGGGTGTCCTAAAACACTCTGAAACGGAACTCAAACTCTTGGGTTTCGACCAGACATCACTAGGTCCTGCTATTATCACATTTATTAAAGAACTTCATGGAGTACTGGGAAATCAACCCAGTATCATGAAATCCATTACTAAACAAGTTGGGGACCTTATCGATAAAAAACCGATAGCACTTATAACCGAAAAAGACTTTGTAGATGATAGATGTGTGAGGTATCCATACATTTACAAAACTGGGGAAAAATATTATAACGACCGGGCGGTCGTCTTCAAGAAAAGCTACGATGACCCGAGTTCACAATACATGTACCAGGGACAACACCGTTCGAAACAAGAGATAACCTTACCCTGTATTCTACAAGAGGAGATTATCCTCATTCCATGTGTATGAACCTTCTGGTCTGTATAATTTTAAAATAATGAAAATTTAGATTTATCATGTACGAGTAACTGTGTTACTCGGCTACAACGTTTGATGTATTTTCCTCCGTGACTTCATCTGGTCTTACCGGCCAAACGGGATTCGCCGGATCTTCGGTCGCCGTGGGAAGGTCGCGAAGGGCTTGGCGGTACTCGAGCCATGCTTGTCGAACTTCTGGGGTGGAGTGTGGCCAGTCGGGAATGGCGTATTTATCGGATTCATTGAGAAGATATCTTCTCTTATTTCTTAAATCCATCATCTTAAAATTAAACATATGTTCTTCGTCAGTTAGTGTCATTTATTATACTATAGTTTTTAAAATGAGGAAGGTCTGACGAAGAATCTTACATATTCCCAACCCGCACTATTAACGTATTGCCAAGAACCCCCCGGTCCATTTATAGCACGCGAGTATAAATTCCAACCATTGGAAACTCCGTGAACAATATAACCAGCTGTACCATCATTAGTATCTCCATATCCACCGTCGACGTGTTCACCGTTTACACTAATACTAAAGTCCCACCCAGTATTCGATTTATATAGAGTAAGACTTGATGCAGCAAAATCAACACCGTTTGATGAACGTGCCTGATTACTGGATCCAGTTGCACCCATAAAGTTCGAATTAAATGCATTGTTTAAGTTCACACCACGCCATATAGCACCAACTTTTGCACCGAAAGTTCCATTATTTCTAAGACCATTACCATATACCATAAGTAATACATCCAAATTCTGTCCATTATTATTTGATAAAATATTCATAGGAACACTAAACATTGCGTGTCGGCGTGTTGTACTATTTTGTGGTGATAAAAATACATTCGAATTTCCTAATTTATCTGTGTATAGATTCCACGTAACACTAGACGCGATATCACCAACTTGAGGTACTTGTGCAAAACACATCCAACCACCACCGTACATATCTGGTTCACAATAAACATTGTATATCTTAGTTCCACCCTGGGTTCCTACAATTGGATATATACCTCTATCACTTCGACCAGCTAATATATGATCGTAAAATGTAGGTAAAGCTATGGGTGCTATATTTATGTAACGAATGTCTCCCCGCACATCCAAAACCGCCCTCGGAGCCTCCCCATTCCCTAAGCCTATCCCGACCCGAGTCTTCGAGAAGTTCACCACGTGGCCACCCTCATCACACCGACCCATATCGTAGAGGGTCTTGGCCTCTTCGGCGGTGAGGACCGTGTCGTAGAGTTTGAATTGGGAGATGAAGCCATCAAAAGGTGACGACACCGACGCATCCGTATTTGCTTGGGATCCTATGTATATTCGATTATCACCAGAGAGGTTGAGAGGTGAATTATTATTTGTTAAAACCTTCGAAGATCCATTAATAAATAACTCACCCTTTTGATCAACGCCCTTGAATAAAGCCACTACATGTACCCACTCACCAGGAGTGTACCCCCCCGCAAAATCACCGATAGTGGTACCCCATACGAATATTCTAACAGTTCCATCAGGTCTCACTTGGACACCTGCAGCTGAATCGGTACCACCTGGATTTGTTTGCCATACTCCACCTGTATGTAAACTATTAGTCTTAAACCAACAAGATACACTAAATACCCAGTTTCCACTTGGATTTTTTAATTTTGGTGTTTGTATGTGTTGTTCGGGCGTCATGAACGACGCAAATTCAAAAGCCTTCTCTGTAGCATTATAACCACCGGTGGTGTCCCCCGCCGCGGCCCGGCGGTAATACACCCCGTCATTCCCCCTCCCACTCGTATCCCGCACAACTCCCCCGAACGTAGGGTCGGTTCCTGTAGGCTGGTTCGTCGAGGTATTGTATTCCACGACGAGTCGGTCCCTGCGGGGTGTATCGTCCGCGTCTAGGGCCGGCCCAATTCGGGGAACATTTAACGATTTCGTGAGGGTCAGTTGGCCATCGTGGAGTACGGATTGACCCTGCTCACGGGTGCCGAAGATGTGCCATTGAGAAACACCCGCATTTCCATTACCTCCTCCCAATTTTTCTATGACGAGACGGAAATACTTGAAAGATTGTGTAGATATGGTAGGAGGTGTGTACGTGACGAAATCACGAACACCTGTTCTCGTCATACCAGAATATTTATGTAATGAAGTCCATACACCCGATAAATCGTTACTTCCGACAATATATCCAGTATGTGGTTGACGCCCCGCGGCATGATCAGGACCTTGGATCTCTGAATACCGGTAGTTAATCTTATATGGAAAGTCTATTTGAATCCAATGACCAAGTGCAATCTGCCCTTCTACATTAGTAAAATAGTCGGATGATCCCGTGTATACCCCCGTCACATTATCATAGTCGGCGGTATTGGTGGACCAATGAAAATCTAGACCAAAACCACTTTGAATTTTGTTAAATGCTTTATACGCATAAGCATTGGGATATATCTCAGTCACAGTTGCACAAAACTCACCGTGACCTTCGATATACGTTTTGTCAGCAGTCATAGCCCTAGGAGGAAACTCTTCCAAGTTGTGGGGTTCATCCACCACCGCCAACCTCCCCTCAGGTTCCGTCGTCCCTATGCCTAGGCGACCCTTGTGGAGGGTCATCGAGGATTTGGCCCGACCGAACTCGTCCTTTTGGGCATCCCAAATCTCGAGGGCTTGGTCCTCCCCCACGAACTTGTCGTAGACCCTAAAGTTCGCCACCTTGTCGATGTTCCCGCCACCGATCTGGAGGGGGATCGAGATGTCTTCTTCTGTGCCATAAAATTTCATTTGAGATATAGACATTAAAGTGTAATCAGAATCTGAATTATTCATATGCGTCATAACCATAGCGTGGTATTTGTACGCTACCGTGGAATTGACGGTAATAACTCCCAGTCTACTACTATAAGTCACAGCTCCACCGGTTCCACTAGGTATATGCGTCTTAAGTAAATTCCAGTTTGAATCGTTGTCACTACCCCAAATGAGGACACCGGATGGTACTAGTTTATGGGTTGTACTCAAAGCCAAAAGTTCTATCTTGTTCAGTTTAAGTTTATGGTGTGATTTCATCTTTATCCATTCACCCTTTTGTACCGTGGTAGCATTCGAAGGAATAAATGACTTACCAGTTGGTGTCTCACCATTATAAACACCATGTACACCTGCAGCGTATCGACCCAAGTTACCACTAATAATGTTTCTCTTTGAAGCACTCCAGTAGATGTTATTTGCGTCATCTATATTATCAAAAGCCTTCACAAGACTGTACGTGCCACCATTGGTAGTAAGCTCACTTGTCGTAGAGACTTCATCGAACCTATTAATATACTTATTATCACCTGCGCTATTCGAGGTGGTTATCGCTCTACGCGGATACTTGAGAACGTTGGTGGGATCGGGAAGGCGGACCAGGTCATTCTCGCGGTGGCCGTAGAGTTTCATTTCACCTATGGACGTGTGGTTATGGGGGTTATCTGTCGCGGTATTTTTAATAATAATCGCAAAATATTTAAAACTTTTACCCACCGACAGACCGGACATGACATGAGTATCGTCAGTTGGTATAGTAGATGATGTTCCAGAACGTGATATTTCTTGGTAAAGAGTTTCCCAATTTACATCGTCGTTCGAACCTACTATAGTAAACTGTCGTGGGCGTTGGTAAAGATGTGTACTTCTTCCTGTGATATTGATATAATTTAGTATAATTTTATGTGGTATTTCAAGTTTAAGCCATTCCCCATTATGATTTGTACTTCCAGACCAAGTTGGAAAAGTTGATCGTGTTGCATCACTTCCGTTAATATAACCATGATCCTGAGTATGCCAGGATTCAGTGCTATTACCAGATAGTTTATCAAATGCATCGTATGCTTTATGATTTGCATTTGAAGATTCACTACTCGCACTCACCACATACCCACCCTGTGAGTACCCCGTCATCGCGAAGGGTGGGTACTCCCCGAAGGTATCTTCGGCTTGGTCTTCGGCCACCTTACGTCCATCCAGGTAGGTTACTCGGGAGCCACCTTCACCTTGGTACGCGTAGGTCAGGTTATGCCACGTGTTTGATTGGAGGTCGAGGTTGACAGAATCCAACTTTTCCTGATCCGAAACAGAAAAAACGCACGTATTGGAAACGTTGGCCTCCAAGTTTGAGGAATTGAACCACACCGAGACCGCGTGGGGTTGGTCACCTTCCAAAAAAGTGTTGGCCTCCATAGTTATGTTTGAGGTTAGTTGACCATTGAGTTCCCAGTGCTTCCCCACAGAGTCATGGACCGCTGCAGTTCCGACGGGGGTAGGCCCAGTCACCTGATTGGTAAAGTCCGAAGACAACTTGGCATCCACATAGACATTGGCCCCAGTCGTTTGGGGCGTGTTAATGATGGAGGTGAAGGTGGTATCCACGGAAGTGTCGCCTAGGGGTGGGTCCTCCTCGTAGCCGTAGAGTTGAAGTTCTTGTATGGATGCGTACACGTGTGTGCCATCATTTTTTGTTACGATAATTCTAAAATAATTATAATAATTTGTTGAGTCTACGTTAGCGGGAAATGATTTATATGCCTTTAATGCCCAATCAGTTACCCCCGACCACGTTAAAACAGAATCCCATGTTATTCCATCAACACTTCCAGCTAAAACTGCATCTTTCGGTGCTCTACCTAGATCCTGCGAGCCGGTCCCACCATTTCCCGTCGGTCCCATGATAGAAATAGAAGACAATTTTACCTTGTTTGGTAATTTAAGCTGAACCCATTCACCAGGAGTCGCAACTCCACTGACGGTTGTACACCGAGCATCTGATGTGGTCATGGTTGGTGTACCGGCACCTCCCGATGTAGTATATGTATTAATAGGTGAAATCCACAAGTTCTTGTTAGTAACAAAACCTGTTTGGTCGTCAAATATCCATGCCCCATAATATTCATTATGATGACTACTATCCGTCACCGTATACCCTGCTTGAACGTAGGTATTCGTAGAGTCATTAGAGTCAAACTTCCCACTCTCAAAAACAATCTCGGGATACTTTTTCAAAGGCACCGCCTTTGGCAACCTCACGTGAGGTCCGCTAAACTCCGCGACTACGTTGGAATCAACGTGAATAGATGTATTATTTGAATAAAAGGTGTTTCCGGAGATGGTTGCATTCCCACTCACGGTCAAATTGGAGGAAACGGTCGCATTTCCAGAGACTTTGAGATCCCCCACCACATCTAGGGCCACCGTGGGTGAGTCGGTCCCCACACCAACCTTTCCTCCCACGTAGTTAATGTTACCGGTACCATCAGTCATCCATTTTTCATTAACTATCCTTACATTTTTGATCGCACCACCAGTTGTGAAAAAGTTTATAAATCCACCCGTCGTATCGTTATACACCCTTGCTCTGGGTCCTTCCGTATCATTATACGATAATACATTAGTTCCATCGACGGCTACACTTAATGTAGTACGTTCGAAGAGAATACGTATTTTTCTGAGAGATGTAGTGCTTATACTGGGAATAGTAACAGTCGTGAGAGCTGAACCACCATCGTATCTAAGTTCCAAGGAGGTATCCTTAAATGTGAGATTGTACCCTTGTGTATTAGATGTAGCCCCCTCACTATAAAAATTAAATTCGCTATAGTCACCAGTTGTATATGTATTGCACTCAAATTCACCGGCCCATGCGTTGGGAAGCTTTAGGTCCCAATTCTTATTTTCCACATATGTGTTGGAATCTACAAGAAGAGCTGTATTCCTAGCCACAGTATTGAGCACCGTATCGGCACCCACTGTATTATCTAGTACCAATTTCCCCACACGCAACGTGGCATTTGGAATGTTCAAGATGCCCTGTGGTGCCTCTATCGACATTTAATATAGGGTGAGGTTTTTTTAAATGACCAAAACCCCTCGGGATGAGAAACTTTAGAAACTCTGTTCAGTTTGTAAAGTTTGGTTTTTTTCATGTACGACCAGAGACCTTTGGTCTCAAATCGGGACTTAGCCACAATGGTACGTGCACCCCACGAAGGCTGCTATGTGCACTGCGTTCGCTTCATCTGTTTGGGTACCTGAAGCGTCTAAGAAACGCCTCTCATATGGTGCCTCGGTTGCACCCGTTTTGTCCTCAAATTGAAGCTGACCGTTTTCATCGAGGACATTTTCACCTCTTTGGATTTGGTAATAGGTTGTAATTTCAGCTTCCGAGTATGTGTTTTGAGTTTCTGGGGTCAAATTGGACCACTCACTGAGGTTCACGAATTTCGTATAGTCCACGATCTCCGTGAACGTATTACTTTGGTATGTATTTTGAATATTTGATTCTAAATTGGACCATTCAGCTATGGATACAATATTAGATCCATCCGTGTAGTCAACAATAGTGGTGACCTCTCTGGGTACGTATCCCGATTGGTCTGCGTATGCGGATGATACTAAGGTGTTGGAATATTGGGTCTCTGTATTAGATGAACGGTCGTAATCCACGAGTTGGTTCCAGGCATCCTCAGTAATTGTTCGGGTACCAGTCTGTTCACGTTTAATAGTTTGAACGGCAACATTGGATCCCGTAAAGTCACAATCCATGGTGATCTTGGCAACTGTGTAGTTGTGGAGTACGTCGTCGGTCTGCTTTTGACCGTACCCCACCACGTTAGAGGTCGTGATGTAGTCACCCGACTCTAGGGATCCCCCGGTGTTGACTACCCAAATGGCACCCTCACCCACGGAGTTCACTATGGCGCGGTTGTCACCTATAATTTTTGAGGTTTCGGAAATTACACCACCAATTTCCTGTTTCCTTTTAGATGATGGTTTTTCAATAGAAGAAACAACACCAAAACACGCCTTATCTTGAGCGACATTTGAAAGGGAAACGATCGGAAGTGATTCGTCTACAGTAATCGCCTCACGACCAGTTGCAAACCCATTTAATTTTACAAAACGATTTTTCTTTGCAGAAACGATGAGACCCTTTTCCATAGGTTCGTCAACGGAACAAATATGTTGTCCAGTGAAAGATAGTGTAGTTGTAGCACCTACTCTTATTCTTCCCGCGACGTCTAACATGGCATCAAGGTTCCGACTATGGGGACCTATTGTCATCGTAGTATTAACGAGCTGTAAATGTTGTGAGTGTTGGTCTTTCCCCTGTTTGTATAATGTATATACTTCATCGGGTGTGAGGGCGACATCATAAAGTTTATAATTTGAAATACAACCAGTCATACCACGGATGTGATAGTCATTGCCACCTAAAACTACCCATCTCCCCGTGGTACCGTTCCCGAGTATAAATTCGGCCGTTCCGTCTAGAGAATCTAGATCTGTATCATCAACACCATCTATATAAATTTTACAGTTTTTGGTATTCCATGCACGCGTTCCCCCAATGAACGTGCATACAACGTGATACCATCTATCTAATTCAATAACTTTTTTGCTTACTATACGCGTGTTATTAATATCAAAACTAATCCGATGGCTACTAGCTTTAAATAATACACCACTCATACGTCCGCTGCCATTCGCGTTCCCAATCATGGCAACCCATTGATAATCGTTTGCATTATAACCATAACTCGTTCTTTTTACCCATAATGAATGCGTGTGAGCGGGTGAGGTTTCAAGTGTAAAACCATGGTCCCCGTAAAGGTTGTCAGTAGCCGTCGACGTCCCACTCGGGAACTTAAACGCCTTATCCCCGGGAGAATAATAAGCATCATTATTGTAAGTAAACTGTCTGTCGTAATTACTTGTATTCATTGGCCTACCCCCACTCTTGTCACCGTGTATCGCAAGGGACGTATCGAGTTCAATTTTTAAATTTGCTCGTCTAGGTGTTGGATATTCACCAAATTCTGGCCCAATTCGGGGAACGTTGAGGTTCTTGGTGAGGGTCAGTTGGCCATCGTGGAGGACGGATTGTTTCGGGGGTAATTGTTCGCGGGTGCCGAAGTATCTGAGTTGTAGTATACGGAAATAATTTTGCACTCCAGTAGTTTTTGTGACGACCAGTCCGAAATATTTATACATAGAATCCGTATTTGTGTTATGTGTCGATGAAATCAATCTTTTATTACGTCCTCTTACAGAAATAACTTCAGTCCATTTTGAACCGTCATTTGAACCATAAACTCTAAAATCTTCTGGTATACGGCTAAGGTCATTTGGTGCTCTGGTATCTAATTTCATGTATTTCAAGTTGATCTTGTATGGTAATTCTAATTTTATCCATTCGCCATACACAGCACCTTCCCCCAAATGATGGGGACCCGTGACGTTCAAGTCGGCATTTGGATTGTACGTGGTGGGCGGGACACCATTGTAATTAGTGTTAGTAAAATTCGACCACGTATGATTCGCTGATGAAATATCATATAACTTATCGAATGCTTTCCAACCGAAAGTCGATGTAGTATTTTGTGATGAACTCGTACTCACACAAAACTCCCCATGCCCCTCGAATTGGTTCTTGTAGGCAGTCATAGCCCTAGGAGGAAACTCTTGAAGTCCATACGTCGTTGGATCAGGTTCATCCGCCACCGCCAACCTTCCTTGGGGTTCCGTCGTGCCTATCCCGAGGCGACCTTTCTGTAAAGTCATCGAGGATTTGGCCCTCCCGAACTCATCCTTTTGGGCATCCCAAATCTCGAGGGCTTGGTCCTCCCCCACGAACTTATCGTAGACCCTAAAGTTGGCCACCTTGTCGATGTTCCCGCCACCGATTTGGATGGGGACTGACCCTTCTTCTGTGCCGTAATACTCCAGTCTCCGAAATTCGAGTAATGAACCACCATCTGGAGAACGGGTTGTTATTGAATACGAAGTGTGTGTTACGACTAACCGAATATATTTATAAGAACCTTTTGAAGCGTAATTTGCTATATTGACGGTATGTATTTGACCAGCTGAAGTTGTTTCAATACCAGAAAATGTTCCTATAACGTCCCATGTTGAGTTATTATTTGAACCCAAGAAAGTTCCGGAGGCTGGTGTGCGTGCATAATATGTGTGAGACTTAAACTTAACACTCTGTAATTGTATCTTATGAGGTAATGTTAATGTAATATGGACACCTTGGTGTGTACTAAAATCAGTTGCAGTTGTAATTGGTGTGGAGCCACCTGCAACACCGTTCGAATAAGCAGAACCAGACTGATATTGACCATCGGTATTATCAAATAATCTATAGGAATATCCATCAGCATTTCCAGAAGTGTTTGTCTGTTCGGCCACATACCCCCTCTGAGCCGGACCCGTCATCGCAATGTGCGGATACTTCAAGACATTCGTGGGATCGGGAAGGCGGACCAGGTCGTTCTCGCGGTGGCCGTAGTATTGGAGTTTATACAATTGTGGTTGTGTTCCACCAGTAAAGCCAGAAAGAATTTGGAATAGTAAATATTTAAAATATTTTGTAGAGTTTACAGAATATGAAGATACGTCACCACTATAAGTAAGCGTATGTGTATCTTTTATAACTTCCCAATTTATATCATCATTAGAACCAAAAATTTTAGCAGTGTTTACTCTTTCGATTGTGGGTGTAGACTTTACAGATACATAACCGAGTTTTATTTTTGTGGGGAGTTCCAACTTAACCCACTCACCTCGTTCACCTTCAAATAAAGCCGCGGAAGAGGTCGTGGTGCCATTTGTGTTATATTTACCTCCTAATGGTTGAAATAGACCTAAATTAGAGTCAGTGAGACTATTGAATGCTTTATACGAAACTCTACCTGGTGGGGTTCCCTGACCAGTATTCTCACTACTCGCACTCGCCACATACCCACCCTGTGCGTACCCCGACATATCGAAGGGTGGGTACAGCCCGAAGGTATCTTCGGCTTGGTCCTCGGCCACCTTACGTCCATCCAGGTAGGTTACTCGGGAGCCACCTTCACCTTGGTACGCGTAGGTCAGGTTATGCCACGTGTTCGATTGGAGTTTTAATTTAGGCGGGGGGCCGGGGTGTCCGAATACATCGCGTGTGAATATATAGGCAGCACCCGCATCGGTGGTAATGTCATCATCTTGATACGAGGATGCGAGAATGTATTTACCATCTTGAGAAATTCTAACACCTCCACCGAATAAGTCATCTGTAGCGACATCACTTGCAGTTTTTCTATATTTAAATGTCCATGTTGCCCCATTTCTATTATACACAAATATAGCACCCGCATTTGTAGCTGATACATCATTTGGGTTGTCTTCGTACGGTGCACCCACCACAGCGGTATTTCCATCGTCCGATATGGTCACACTTGTCCCAAATCTAGAATCTCCACCTTCATCTGGTCGTGTGAGTATTCTCTCAGTACCCCAAGTATTTGTTCCCGAACGAGTGTATATATATGCACCGCCATCATAATCTGTTCCAAATGTGGGTTGCCTGCGTGAACCGATTATAACGTACGTTCCGTCTCCAGATATATCGACCGCGCCCCCGAAATTTACATTTGCAGCTTCGTCTGAATTTTGTATTTTATAGTGATTTGCGTCCCATTGATTAGCACCATCGGAACCGTTTCTATAGAAAACGTACGCAGCACCTGAATCAGTTAGTGCATTACCACTTGAATTTAAATCTTCTGTATAAGCACCAACTATGAGATAGTTACCATCCGAAGAAAGTTCTAGGGCGGATCCAAAATAATTATCCGCCACTCCATCTGAAGCCACTATAGTTTGTCCCGAATCCCATGTACTTCCATCCGAACCGGTTTGTTTAAACACATAAACTTTGCCTCTATTATTACTATCAAACCTCGCACCCAGTGCGACAAATTTCCCGTCCCCAGAAATACTAACGTCTTCTCCCAGCCTACTACCAGTAACCGATACAGTTATTTTATGTTTCTGTTCCCATATAAGTGAACTTGGGTTTTTACGGAAAATATAAGCAGCGCCGTTATTATTACTAGTTCCGGGTGTGTCAGCTAGCTGAGCACCTACCACGATATAATTTCCATCTTTGGATATGTCGACGGAATTTCCAAATCTGGAACTCGTACCCGTATTGGCTCCATCACTCGCTACTATTTTTTGATTTCTTACCCACCTACCATTCACATCCTTTTCAAATATGATGACACAACCCTGTTCGGTGACAGTTTCATCTTCTCTATTTACACCTATTACCACAGTTGAACCATCACCGGATATTGATTGGCCTTTGTAATTGGTATTTCCAATAGAAAAATAATCATACGTCGAACCTTCCAAACTATCCACAATCTTATGTTCTATCTGGTACGTGTTACTTAAGAGTTGATACCCCCCACTGGCATGATCTAACCTCTCTTCGGTACCACCTATCGAGAATATACATGAGTTGGAAGTGTTCGCCTCGAGGTTCGAAGAATTGAACCACATAGAGAGGGAGTGTGGGGCATCACCCGAAAGGAATGTATTGGCCTCGAGGGTCACATTAGATGTGAGGGCCCCAGTGAGTTCCCAGTACTTCCCGGTAGAGTCGTAGGTTGTGTGTGTGTTGGAAATTGTTGTTGGACCAACGACACGGTTCGTGAAGGTCTCACCTAAGCTCCCATCTACGTACACATTGGCCCCTGTCGTTTGGGGGGTGTTCATTATGGATTTGAAGGTGGTATCCGCGGAGGTGTCACCAGTGGGTGGGTCCTCTTCGTAGCCGTAGATTTCCCATTCACTAAGTGATGCACGATCCCTGTGAGTACCGTCGGCTTGGTTTCCAGCTGACACTTTAAGCCATATCATTCGATAATATGAGTAATACTCGGTAGAGTTGATATTTATACGTGTAAATGAACCATCCGCCGCGCCCGTCCAAGTCGAGTGGGTGGTCCACGGTAAATGCGGGTACGCCAATTGAACAAATGACGCAACATTAGACCAACTAGATCCATTATTCGATCCTACTAGAACACCTTGTTCGGGCATACGCGAATCTCCGTAGGTGGCTGCTGTACCTAAATTCATATGATCGACTTTAATTTTTTTTGGTAACGAAACCTGTACCCAATCTCCGTTATACGTTTGATCCGCTACAGTGACACCCGCCAAATCAACTCCTGTGTTATATGCTCCCGTAGATTCCGAATATCTGTCACCTCCCTGACTAGTACTAATTTGCCATTCGGTACCTTGTATTCCATCAAAAATTTTCCAGGGTTCGTGATTGCGATTTTCATGGGTAGAATTAGCCGTCACCGTATACCCCGCTTGGACATATGTATTCGTAGAGTCATTAGAGTCAAACTTCCCCTCCTCGAAGATGATCTCCGGATACTTCTTCAACACCGCAGCCCCATCCCTCGCATGAGGCCCATGTTGGTCCATCACCGTCTCACCACCGGTCGTGGGTTGTTGCGCCATAGCCACCTTACCCCCATCGATCGAGAAGGATTCCGCGAAGAGATCTAGGGTTTTTAGAGTGATTGAGGATCCAAATGAAAACTTGTACTTTTTGTAGGGTTGGGTGGCATTCACTAGTACAGTTTCCGCGGTAGTGGCAGCGCTAACCAAAGTTGTCCATGTCAGGCCATCTGTGTGGGACGCTTCAACTGTGACAGTACCCGACAAAGTATCCGCCAACATCTTCAGGTACCTCAAAGTTGTTTTGTATGGGAGAGTGACAGTTACATTATCACCCGTCCATGTGGTACTATCATCTTTATCAAACAACTTATATGCATCTACACCTGGAGACTCAATTGTATAGGTTCCATGACCAGTCACAACAGTGGAGGCCCCGGTTAAGGCTTCGGGGGGCTGCACGGATACAACCGCCAATTTATTGGAAAAGAGGCCTGCAGAATCGAAGAATTTTCCAGTGGTCTTATCGTAGGTTACCAAATTAGATGCTACAGTCGCCATGGGAAGACCAGTTACTGATAAGTGACCGTTATCAAATGTGAGAGATTCACCAAATAATTTCAAATTAGCGATGGCAAGGTTGGAACTGTTCCCAGATACTTTTGTTGTCACCATACCATATTTTTTGTATGCACTCGTTGCATTTACAGCAATTTGTTGAGAACTTGTATTGGTGGGAACCACATTTTCCCAATTTTTTACTTCTGTCCAAGTAACACTATCATTTGTGGCATACAAATTGGCAGATCCTGGATAGGAAGCAATTGTACGAGGTGTAACTTCTATGTGCCTGAGGGTCATCTCATTTGGTACTTCAATTGTGAGCCATTCACCAAGTTCTGTAGATGATGCGAGTTGTGTGCTCCCCCCGTTATAGACATTCGAGGCTCCCATATAGGATGGTGGAGTTTCCCAATAAGAAGATGTAGTCTCATTGAAAGCTTGCCAGGCATATACATCTGTAGCAGAACTTGACGCCGCAGATACATATGTTCCATGATCAGTAATTACCGTAGTATCCGAAGACATCGCTGAAGGAGGATGGGGAGAAACCACAGTAAGTTTATTGGAAAATAGACCACCAGAGTCAAAAAGTTGTCCTGTGTTCTTGTCATAGGTTACCAAATTTGAAGCGATATCGGTGACTGGGAGAGTCATATGAAGCGCCCCAACATTTGCCGAACCATGTACATCTAAGGCATATGCGGGAACTGTGGTACCCACACCTATATTTGATGTCGCTATCATCTTTATAGCCTTCGGTGTAGCATTAGTAAAATCTAAATACCCACTTGGTGCTGCTGATGAGAAGGACATAGTTATTATAGTAAGAGTTTATTTTCTTACAAAGTGGGATACAGTTTGTAAGAAGTTTGATTTGAGGGTCAGTCGCAAAGCGACTGGAACAAGTCCTACGGACTTGGGACTCGGGTGATTAGCCACAATGGTACGTGCACCCCACGAAGGCCGCTATATGCACTGCGTTGGCTTCATCTGTTTGGGCACCTGAAGCGTCTAAGAAACGCCTCTCGTATGGTGCCTCGGTCGCACCCGTTTTGTCCTCAAATTGGAGCTGACCGTTTTCATCGAGGACATTTTCACCTCTTTGAATTTGGTAATAGGTTGTGATTTCAGCTTCTGAGTATGTGTTTTGAACATCTGTAGTCAAATTAGACCACTCGCTGAAGCTCACGAATTTCGTATAGTCCACGATCTCCGTGAACGTATTGCTTTGGTATGTATTTTGAATGTTTGATTCTAAATTGGACCATTCAGCCGTGGATATGAGGTTAGATCCATCTGTATAGTCCATGATGGTGGTCACCTCTCTTGGTGTGTATCCCGATTGACCCGAGTAGTCTGATGACACTAAAGTATTGGAATATTGGGTCTCTGTATTAGATGAGCGATCGTATTCCACAAGTTGGTTCCAGGCATCCTCAGTAATTATTCGGGTACCAGTCTCTTCACGTTTAATAGTTTGAACGGCGACGTTGGACCCCGTAAAGTCACAATCCATGGTGATCTTGGCTACTGAATAGTTCGCGAGGAACTCACTGTCCTGCTTCTGACCGTAGCCTGCAACATTGGAGGTCGTGATGTAGTCGCCCGACTCCAGGGGTCCATTGGTATCTACCACCCAAATGGCACCCTCACCCACGGAGTTCACTATGGCACGGTTATCACCTAGGGTTTTGGGAATAGTCGAAATGACTCCACCATTGGTTGTCTCCACACGAAACGTCGTGTTAGCCTCTTCTATAGAGGAAACAACTCCAAAACATGCTTTGTCTTGAGCCACATTTGAAAGGGACACAATGGGAAGGGATTCGTCTATAGTGATCGCACTTTTACCGATAGCCAATCCATTCAATTTCACAAATTGATTCTTTTTGGCCGAAACGATGAGACCCTTTTCCATAGGCTCATCTGGGATACACTTGTGTTGTCCCGTGAAGGAAGTCACCAAGGAACCGTCAGAACGGATTTGGCCACGGACATCTAATGTATATGTAGGAGCCTCCCCATCCCCCAAGCCGATCCCGACCCGAGTCTTCGAGAAGTTCACCATGTGGTGGCCCTCGTCGCACCGACCCATATCGTAGAGGGTCTTGACCTCTTCGGCAGTGAGGGCCGTGTCGTAGAGTTTGATGGATGACATTTTACCGTTAAACCCCTGATTTGATGTATTTTTATACGTTCCTATTGTTATCTCAGAATCTTCGGGAACTAGTCCACCTAAATTTGTGCCACCGTTTGTGTTGGTACCTTTTACACCATCTACATAGATACTCATATTGTAGTGTCCACCACCCGGATACGTCAGCACTGCGTGATACCAGATGCCCAAATTTATTCCTCCACTTGGAGAAACAGACATACCATTACCAAAGAATTGCCCGAGAACTTGATTATTTGTTGTGTCGATTG